ATTGTAGTTTCAACAAAAAGATCAGGATATACTTCTTATCAAAGTTGGACTTATAAAATGATTCAATATAATAGTGCTAATAAACTTGATTACGATTATTCAGGCGATTATATAAAAGTTTTTATGGGCGGTTTTTCAGCGGAAAGTGATACGAATAAAGAAAGAGGATTAGGATTTAAACAAATAAAATACGAGTATTCGACAGACGGTTATCCTCCAAAAGACCCAACAGCATTAAGCAGAAATTATAATACAACTTCAACTTATATCGAAGGTTCGGAGATATATACTCATTTGTTAAAAGATAAATCAAATTTATGGGCTAAATTTAGTTTATATAGACCTGATTTAGGAATTATCGGAAATTCTGTTTTAGATATAATAAGATTGAGACCTACAATAAAAATAGGCGGAAGCTCAGGTGCTTATAGTATTGAAATAAGTATGAACGGATATTTTTCAGATAGTATTTATTTCACTTATTCTGTTTTAGGCGTACCGGATGATCCGACAGATGGAGATACATTATACACAGGAAAGGTTTATCTTGCGGCTGGTGGAACTCTAATGGTTAAGGCAAGAGGAATAAAAGGTGGGTATCAATCAGCAGTAAGAACGCAAGCATAAATAAAAGAGAGGTTAAATTATGAAGTCAAAAAAAGAAGTTGCAATCGAATTATACGAACAGAGTTACGAGCCTGATTCTATTGCTAAATTATTAAAAATAAGTCAATCGTCTGTTAATAAATGGATTGCAGAGTACAATCTTAAAAATGCAAAAGTTAAAGCAAAAACCTCTTTAATAACCGATGTAAAATATCATGCTGTCAAAGATATACCTGATATGATTAAAGGTTTAACTCTTGCCGGATATTCTAAAGAACAGGTAGCAATGGTATTGAATATTGAACTTGAAGATTTAGAAAAACTAATTGAAAATGTTGATGAAATATTTGAAAAGTATATGTACGCGAAATTCGTTGTCAATAAGATAGTAACGGAATCCTATCTTGGTGCAATCCTTCCCGGAATGAAAGTTGAAAGACACTTCGGTTTCAATTACCCGAAAGACGAAAACGGCAATATAACCGATGTAAGCCAGGGCGAAAAATACTTAATCAGAATAATCGAGAAAGACGATAGAGGCGATGTAATGGGTATGATTAAGTGGATGGAAGCCAATATGCCTGATTTGTGGAAGAAAGACAAAACCGATGCTGAAAGGTTAAACAACTATGGAGTTGCCGACCTGTCAGGAGACGAAGATCAGGACAAATGGGAAGAAAGAGCAAGTGAGCATCAGGATTTACAGAAAGCCAAAGTGCGAATTGAAATGAAAGCAGAGGATGAATAACTTTGAGTAAACTACCTTTAAATACTAAAGTCGTATGGAGACCGAATAAGGGTGTTCAAGAAATATTCCTTAGCTGTCCTATTCAGGAAATCTTGCTTGACGGAAATAGAGGTTGGGGAAAGACAGAACTTATAATAATGAAGTTTTTGAAGTATGTAGGAACGAATAAAAAGCCTAAGTACGGAGCTTATTGGAAAGGTGTTATTTTAAGAACTGAAAGAAAACCTCTTGAGGAATGTATTACGAAAGGTCATTTACTTATTAAGAAGATATTTCCGACAGCAGTATGGAAAGGCGGAGAAGGCAATCAGAAATGGGTTTTTGAGAACGGCGAAGAATTGTTATTCAGATTCGGCAAGGATAAAAGGGATTACGAAGATAAATTTCACGGAAATCAATTTCCTTATATTGCATTTGATGAGTTGACAAGCTGGGCTACTGACGAATTTTATATGTCAATGATAACTTGTAACAGGGCTGTAAATCCTGAACATCCTGAAATGCCTAAGTTCTTTATAAGTACAACAAATCCTTTCGGCTTAGGTCACAGGTGGATTAAGAAAAGATTTTACGATGCTGATCCTATCGGTGGCAGAGTAATAATTGATATTGTAAAAGATGCCGAAGGCAACGATATTGAACTTAAACGAACAAGATTACAAGGAACTATGCTTGAGAACTTACCTTTATTAGCATCCAATCCTGAATATTATGCAAAAATTAAATCTGAAAAGCTTAAATCAAAAAGAATGGCTTGGCTGTACGGAGATTGGGAAATTGAGGCAGGCGGTTATTTTGAAGAGAGTTGGGATAGATCAGCGAATGTTATTGAACCTTTTGAAATACCGAAGTCTTGGTACATTGATAGAAGTTTTGACTACGGCAGAGACAAACCTTTTGCTGTTTGTTGGTATGCTGAAAGTGACGGAACTCCATATTATGTAAACCAAAAGCCGAAGCGAACTGTTAAAGGCGATACTTTCCTTATCTATGAATTGTACGGTTGCGTTAAAGGCGAACCGAATAAAGGTTTGAAATGGAGTTTAAGACAAGTATCTGAAGCAGTTTTAAAGATAGATGCAAAGATTTCAGCGCGTTTCAATATGGATGTGAATGACGGCGTAGCTGATAGCGGAATAAATCAGGTTACGGATTCGGTAAGTATAAGAGATAAAATGGCAGAGTGCGGATTGACTTGGAAGAAAACTGTTAATAAGGACAGGGTAACCGGATGGGCTATAATGGCTGATATGATGTTTGAGGCAAGAAATCCGTTAAGAGAAAATCCCGCGTTCTTTGTTTGGAGCAATAATGTTCACTTTTTAGAGACCGTTCCAATGCTTATGTGTGACGAGGTTGCAATGGATGATATAGATACTAAGCAGGAAGATCATATTGCTGATGCCGTAAGATATAGATTAGCAACTAAGCGATACGGATATAGCACAGGAAACAGATTGCAATAATATTAAAGGAGTATAAAAATGACAACCGCACCTGAAAGCTCAAGAGAACCGGAAAATAGTTCAAATCCGTATTACTTTGCAAACAGTAAAATCGCTTACGATGAAAGGTATGTTCATCCGAGCTATAACGAAGCATATAATAATTGGATTCAGTTATATGATACCGTCGAGAAAGGAACAAGCAGAGTAAAGTATAAAGGAACAACTTACTTGCCAAAAACGGAAGGCATGGCAAAAGATGTTGACGAAACACGCTATAATACCTATAAAACAAGAGCATTGTACCGTAACTTTTGCGATACTACAATTAAGAAAGCGAAAGGTATAATGCACTCAATAGACCCTTTCTTTAAGCTGAATGATAAATCTGAATTACAATATTTACTTGACAGCGCAAGTGTTCACGGCGAAAGTTTAAAATCTTTGCTTTGCAATATCAACGATCAACAACTATTATACGGCAGAGTAGGTATGTTGGCAGACTTTCCGATTAACGGTTCAAGAGAGCCTAAGATTGCATTGTATAATTGCTTTTCAATAATAAACTGGCTTGAAGAAAAAGACGAAAGCGGTTCTATGTTTTTGAGGTTTGTTCTGCTTGACGAAAGCGGTTATGTTTACGACTTTAAAACAAATACCTACAAGGACACTAAGAAGTACAGACTGCTTGGATTAACGGATAGTCCTATATACGGTAAAGTTTATTACTCAAAGATGTTCGATACAATGAGCAGCATCGGAGATTTTAATATCAGAGAGCCGAAAGACTTTTATACCGATAATACAATAAGGATATTTAGATTAGGCAATGACACTATTGACTATATTCCTTTCGTAGTTGCGAATATCAAGAGTACAAAAATGAGTATCGAAAGCCCTCTACTATTAGAACAAAGCAATCATGCAATTAACTGTTATCAAAACGATGCTGATTACAGAGCTGCTATCAGATTACAGGCTTTTAGCTTACTTGTATTTACAGGTGCATCAAAAGCCGAAATTGATAAGCAAGGCGTAACAAGTGACGGATATACAGTTCTTGAAAGCCCTGATGCAACGGCTCATTATGAAGGTGTCAACGGCGCAGGATTGCAAGAAATGAGAATGGGAATTGATGCTTTGAAGTCTGAAGCAAACGATTCAGGAATAGTAATAAACGATAAGCAGGGAGTTGAAAGCGGTAAGGCAATTAAAACAAGGATTGCTTTGAAGACTTCCGACCTGAGAGATATTGCAATTTACGGAGCTGAAGCTTTGCAGAAAACACTTGGCTATATTGCAAGGTGGCTTGGAGTAAGTGAAATGCCTGTTATTGAACCTAATCTTGACTTTACTCAAGAGACAGACGAGCCGAGATCATTGTTTGAAATGGTACAATGTATGCAAGCCGGAGCAATGCCGCCTGAAGACTTGTATAAGTACGGTAAAGATAATAAATGGTATCACGAACCTACTTTTGAAGAGTGGGATCAAAATAGGCAGAACGGAATGATAAATCTATATACCGGAAAATTAAACGAAGGTACGGATGAAAGCACAGCAAAAGATATATAACAGTCAACTTCAGCATCAGATGTTAATGCTTAAATATTTCAAATCGAAAGATGCTGAAATGTTTAAGATATTAGACAATGATAACGACTTGCTTTTATATACGATAAATAAAGATTTAAAAGAAATGTCAAACGATTATACAAGGTCGCAAGAGAACAAATGGCAATCTTTATTTAAGAAAATAGACAAGCTGAGATATGCTCCGATTAAAGAGTTTCAGACAACTTTCAGGAAAGAACTTGATACGGTAATTATTAAAGAGTTAAAGTATATTTTAGAGCTTATGAACTCCGCTATTCCGCTTGAGATAGAGTATAAAGAGCCTGATACGGACAAGATAATTCCTTTCGGTTTGATCTACGGAAGCACTTTCGATAATCATTTTAAACAGTTCCAATTCAGAGATAGCGAAATGATTAAGAACACTATTTCGCGCGGTTTTAGTCAGGGATTAACAACTGAGCAGATAATCAAATCAGTCGAAGGTTCACGCAATTTAAACTATCAAGACGGTGTTTTACAGACAAGCCGGAATAATGCAGATGCGATAATTACTACTTTGGGAATTGGAGTTGCTAATTCTACAATGGATCTTTTCGCAAGAGTTAATCCTTTAGTTTTCAACGCTTGGAAATACGAAGCGATACTTGATAACCGGACAACTAAGTTCTGTATAGACCATGACGGAATGATTTATGCGATTATAGATTATTCAGCACCTTATCCGCCTAATCACTACAGATGCAGAAGTAAAGCTGTTTATATTATTTCTATGGGTTTAATCAGTAATAGGATTATCTTAAAAGATAGCAAAGGCAATACTAAGCAAATTGATTTTAGACAGGAAGCAAGACTTAACAGCCCTGATAAATGGAAAGGAATGTCGGATAGTGAAAAGTCCGATGCCGTAGAAAAATTACGGACAGAGTGGTTTAATGATAATATCGGAGAGTTGCCGAAAGAAGTAAACTTCAAAGATTGGTATGCAAGTCAACCTGAAGAATTTAAGAAAGTATATGAAAGCAAGAATAAAATAACCGATAAGGAGTTATACAAATTATATACTTAGTTTACATAATTACTATTGATTTATTGAATATTGCTGATATATTAAGATATAGACGATTGTATCGCTAAAACTAAAACAGGAGGGTCAAAAAATGGCTACGCTAAAAGAGGTTCTTGCAAAGATACCTGAATTGACAGAGGAAATGAAAACGAAGATACTTGCCGAGAAATACGATGATTATAAACCTCTGGAAGAATTTAACAAGGTTTACAACAGTCTTGAGAACGAAAGAAGGGAACATGCGGCAACGAAAAGCATCTTAAAAGCTTTTGACGGCATTACTCCTGATGAAGCGAAAGAACTGAAAGTAAAAGTAACTGAGAAGTCAAAAGAGGAAGATGCAAAAGCTCCGTCAGATATTGCGAAACTAATAAGTGAAAAGATGAAACCTGTTCTCGATCAGTTGACGGCTTTGCAGAAAGATAACGCTGATAAGCAAAAGAAAATTGACGAAGCAAGTTTTGAAAGAAGTTTGAGAGATGTAGCAAAAGGAAAAATTGACCCGAAAGCTGAAACCGATTTACTTTACAGAGGTAAAGCTGAGCTTACTAAAGACCCTAAAGACGGCAAATACTATACAAGTGATGGCACTGTATTGGATAAATGGTTTGAAGAGACCCTGCCGAAAACTACCTGGGCTGTAAAGGGAAGTGGTATCGGTGCAGAGGGTAATGATAAAAAATCAGGTAGTCCCGAAGGAATTGAAGCACAAAGGGCAAGGTACAAGGAAATAATGGCAACTCCCGGCGACCTTCCAGGCAAACTTCAACTTGAGGCTATGAAATTGGCAGAAGCTATCGAAAAAGCCGATGCTGTAAAGAAATAAAAAAGAGAGGTAACGAATGGCTTTTAATCTCGGTTCGATGACAAAATATGACGATGCAAATTCAGCAGCGCATCCGACTATTCTTGTCGCAGCAAAAGGAATTAAACTTCAGCCTTTTAAAGGTGCTTTCTTTCAGGCGATGTCTGCTCCCTTAGCATTGCTTAAAACGAAAGATTTTGAAGTTTATAACAGATCAAAAACAACTAAGGGCGGAACTATAACCGAACCTTTGGATGACAATCAAACAACGATAACGCTTGACACTACTTCTATAACAGGGGTAACTGTTGGAGATGTTATCAAGATTGATTCAGAGTTGATGTGGATTAAATCAATAACGGACAGATCGGCAGGAACTATTGTCGTACAGAGAGGCGTAGGAACTTCAACGGCGACTACTCATCTTGATAACGCGGCTTATACTTATTACTACTCTGCAATCAACTCATCTGATCTGAAGAATGTAGAAAGTGCTTACGAAAACACAGCAAAATATACAAACTATGTTCAGACTATTGTCGAAACTATTGATTGGGAACTTGAACTTGAACTTCTCATGTCAAAAGGTATTACTCCCGAACAGGCTAAATTGCTGTTAATCGAAGAAGCTACTACAAGATTTGTCGAAAAACTTTCAAGAATGGCTATTCTCGGACAGAAAATGATAGGTAGCAAATCAGGTGCGCCTTACATGACTGACGGTCTTTTAAATCAGTTGCTTGATACAAATTCAGGAACAAGACCTATTCAGACTTATAACTGCGCCGGAGCATTTACCGAAACTAAATTCAGAGCCGCTTTGAAACAAGTTATGCTTGTTCCAGGTGCAATGCCGACTATCGCATGGATGGATTCGGTAAATAAAGAAACTATCAACGGTCTGTTAAAGTCAATGACTATCGTAAACGACCTGAATAAAAATACTGCCGGATATTCTATTGATTATTACAGCTACGAAGGCAATATAATTGAAGTCAGAGTTGATGCCGATATGCCGACAGATCAGATAGCTATTGTTAATCAGGCTAAATGTTATTACAAATGGCTTGACGGCGATGCTGTAAGACTTGTTGACGAACCTGCACAGTCTTCAAGAGAGAAGAGAAAATCAATTCAGGGTTCAATCGGATTTGCAATCGAGGATGTAGGTTACGAACATATCCTTATGACAGGAATAACTCATTAACGAATAAGCAAAAGCAGGCAGGTTGAAATATACCTGCCTTTACTTTAAATTCAAATAGGAGTGTCGTATAAAATGGCAAAAAAAGCAGTACAAGACGATATTTTAAAAGATGTTGTCGCAGATGAAAAGAAACCTGAAATTAAAATAAAGGAAGGTGACCTGAAATCTGAAACGAACAAGGCAAAAGCTAAATCTTTTGTTTTGGTTTTTAAAGGTGCTGGTTGGTGCGAAGAATTACAGACAAGCTATTTTCAGGGTGTTTATACCTGCAAAAACGAGAAAGAGTACGAAATATTAAAAAAGTATGCGAATTAACAAAACTGCAAGCAGGGAGAATAAAATCCCTGCTTTTACTTTGAATATTAAGATTTAAAATAGAGAGGAAAGCGAAATGCCAAGAGTAAACATAAATAATAAATACAACAACGGAAGGACAGGCGGAAACAAAGTGTTTCTTGAACCTGCAAAATCTGAAATTTACTTTGCCGATTCAACTCAAATTGCAACGGAAGGTCAGACTATATTTACAGCAACCTTTCCAATTAACCAAGTTTTCAAGAATAATGTTATTGTTGATGTTTCTGCTTATACAGGTCAGGGAACTAATCAGATAACATTTACATCAGGTCTCAGTGCTTCTGATTATGTGTACTTAACAACTTAAACAAAAGGAGAAATATCTATGAAAAAGATAATTTCGTTTACAATATTACTTGCATTCATATTATTGATTGCAGGGGAAATGGTATCAGTTTTCAAGGTAAACAATACTTCTGAGCAGTTCGGGAAGGCATTGCCTACTAATACTTTGATTTACGACAGGAACGGAAAGAAGTTTTGGGTATTAACGGCAAGTGCAACGGCAACAAATACGCTTACAACGGCTACAAAACAGGTAGCTGATAGCGCGATAGTAGCTACGATTTCTCCAAATGCAATTAACTTTCTTAACGGTGCAAGTGTAACAAATCCAAGTTCTGGACTTTTATCTATCAATTCCGCAACTGTAAGCATACCCGCCGATTCAACTTATGCAGGTCAAGTATTACACGCGGACACAACAAAAACAAACGTAATAATTCTGCCTAACGGTGCTACATTTACTAACACAAACGCAGATACCGCAAGAGTGACCGAAACTACATTCAAAATACAAGGTAAACTTGTCAATTTTAACGATTATGTAAGCCATAGCATAGCAACAAACACGATACTGGGGGTGTCTTCAGGAGCTGCGATTACTTCATCGATTGATAATACATTTATGGGATCTGAGGCGGGAAAAAGAGTAACTTCAGGTTCGTATAATTCTATATTTGGTTGTCAGGCTGGGTTATACCTTACAACAGGATTTTCCAATAATCTTTTCGGCACATGGGCAGGCAAATTATTAACAACAGGTGCATACAATAATCTAATAGGTCAAGAGGCTGGCTACAGACTTACAACCGGCGAGCATAATACTATCATGGGTCATCATGCTATGCTCGGAACTGCGGGAGATGCAGGAACGGCAGGCTACAATACTTGCATAGGCGCTAATTCAGGATATACAATAAATACAGGCGTGTATAATACCGCTTTGGGATTCCGCGCAATGGGATGTGGAGACGGTAAATATAATACGATGCTTGGCGCATATACGGGACATGGCAATACCGGAGATAGAAATGTATTTATAGGATATGGAGCAGGAAGTCAATATAGAACCGCAAGCGACATATTAGAAATTGCATCATGGACAGCACTCGAACCACAAATAATATTGCAAGGCTCTTTTGCAGACAGTTCATTAACCGCAACGGGAAGATTTACTATCGGTGGCGATTTAAACTTTGAAAACAACGCATCAATCACAAATCAGACAAGCGGTATAATGGCAATCAACGCACCTATCGTAAGCATACCGTCCGATTCCGTAAACGTAG